TAAAACAACTATCTTTCCAGAACTGTCTATCTTGTTTAAGCAATGAAATCTTGCCTAGAATAAAGGCTACCGAACTAACGATAGCCATTCCTATTAATAAATCTAATCCGTTCATTATTTAATCTCCTTATGTTAAATTTTCAGATGCGTATTGCAAATTCAATAATTCACACTCTGCATCTTCACGATTTTCAAACCACGCACCCTTAACTTCGTATTTGTCAAGTTCAAATCCATTCCTATGAAAATAATTTCCTAAATAGAAATATACGATTTGCCATCCTTTTTTTTTGTTTTTTTGTCTTTCTATAATTCCAAATGATTTGCTCATTATTTGTCCTCCTTAACAAGTTTCAAAAAGTACATCATTCAAGTGGTGTACATCTAGTTTGATTGAATTTAATTTTACCCCATCAGGAGTTTCGTAAACACCCCTGTTTGAAATAAAAGTAAAAAATGTTTGATAGTCAGCTGAAATCCTAGCCACTTCATACCAATCAACTAAACTGTTAATATGTAGAGCCACGTTATAGGTTTCGTAGTTTTTATATCCGTTGTACATTATTTGTCCTCCTATTTATATTTTTTCGTAATTATGAGTTCTACTGTTATCTTGTTTGAAAAACCATCTTATCTTATCAAGGCTTAATGTCTCAGCGTGAGCAACATAAAACCCGATTACTTCTTCATTGGTTAATTCCCAGTGTAACAATAATTTATCGAATATGCTTTCAAATTCCGCAATATCTGAATTTGTAATATTTTTTTTAGTTATTTTCATTTGTCCTCCTAAAGACTTATTAATTGTTGACTCAATTTAAACTTAAAAATGAATAAACAAATAGTTTTTTTTAAAAAAAGTGAAAAAAGTGAAAAAACATTAAATTTATCTATAATACATACTTTAAACTCTTTATTTTTTTCTAAGAGGGTTTTATACTAAAAAATAATAATACGAGCTTTAAGGGTGAAATATGGGCTAAAAATATAAGTTTTGCCCCCTTTGAAGTAATCGCCAGGGGCAGGAGGAGAGAGGAGGAGAGAAATCTATAATTGTTCTATCAGATTCAGCGTGATGCTTGTTGCTCCTTGTGCCACTTCCTCAAAAGCAAAAGTATCTTGATCAAACCGAACTTTGATGCCAGTCGTGCCAAAATTATCTTCACTAAAAAAGAAAAAGTTTTTTCTTCCGTCTGCATAATCTATTAATGCCTGTAATTTTCCCTGGTCTGTACTATTTAAAAAAGAATAAGTCATACCCCACTTTCTTCTTTTTCCAAATCTTTCAAGTGTATAAACTTCTCCACCGATAGCTTGATTTTTAACGATACCTTCATAGCTTGTACCATATTGAACTCCAATATTTGGATTTCTGTCTGGTGTAAATGTCCCTTTTGAACCTCCGTCACTCGCATCATCAAAAGCTGCTGTAGAAATTGCCATTAACTAACCTCCGTAAATTGTGCTGATATTTTATTTAAAGACCTTGATATTGATGTTATCATAAAAAATGCTCCGCTGAAACTTTTATTAAATGCAGTTGCTGGTATCATAGAAGAAAATGTGCATATATCACCAATCTCCATATTAAATTTTGCAGGATTTACAACTTCTGCAGAAATAATAACTCTTGGAGATGAACGCAAATTACCATAGTAATCAATAAATCCAGCATTAGGTGTCGATGGCGTAAGGTCTGATCCTATTCCCCCAGAAAGCATATCAAGGTTTACTGTAACAACTTGTGCACTTGCTATATTGTAATTTCCTCTAATTGTTGATTCAGAAGCTGTTTGTTGGTTTCTGTACAACCTTCTTTTTGCTGGGTGTGGATCATAATTCACTAATATGTCTGTAATAATATTTGAAATTGGTGTATGAGAATATTGTATATTCACTAAATCGTTTTTATCTAAATTATGATTTGCTGAGCTGTAACTATTTTTTACATGGATATAACGTACATCACCATCAGCCTCAAACACACTTATGAACCCACCCTCAAACTGCATTTTATCTAAAATCTTTTTTGCTGGTAATGGTTCTAGTTGGTTGTATCTTATAGTCCAAGAGCTTCTGTCTGTATCCAAATCACTAAAGCCAGTTGGATCTGCTGAACCAGCACCATCTGTATCTACTCCTAATATACTATGAACGAAAGAGCGATGTGCTTCGTGTATCTTATCAACTCGTGTTGTTGATGACTTATAACCCCTGGGTTCTCCACTATACCCTAAAAAACCAAACTCTATCTCATCTTCAAATTTTGTTAAATATGCAAACACTTCTTTTAATTCTACAACTGCACTTGGAGAAGAGCCAGAGGCATATTGAAATTGTACTTCTACTTCAATCTTTTTAGCGTTGCCAGTAGCTGTTACTTTTGCAGTTCTATTAGATACGTTGCCAGTAAATATTTGCTCTGATCCAGTTCCAACATTTGCATTATCTGCATCTAATAAATATAATTTTACATGAGCTTCTGGCAGGTCACTAAAACTGCTTACGTCAAAGAACGCTCTGGCTTGTTGCCCCTCGGGTATTTCATCATCTAAAGTATATCTTTCTTTATGAGTGTATGTACCATTAGAAACACCACCTACTGGAAAAGTAAATGTTGCTTCAGTTGCATCATTGTTATCAAAAGAATTAGCTACATTTGCCAATGTTATTTCTGCACTTGTTGTGGAAGAGGTAGTAGAAACTGGTGGAACTTGATAAATGTATTTACCACTTACTGGCATCTTATTTACTTTTACATCACCAGCTGTTGAGTTTTCTGTTTCCCCAACAGCATAATTAATAAAAGCATCGTAATTCCTTAGATAGGTATAAATATTCTCATCATTACCTTCTGCCGTTGTACCAGTAATAAAAGATATTCCAGTTGTATCGTACTTAGTGAAAGGAACTTTTCTAAAAAAGTTTGGAGTTCCATTTAATTTTGTTGTTGGCGATCTATCTGCATTAGTATCGCTAAAATTGCCATAAGCCAAAGGTGAGGGAACTTTTTCTGCACTATAAACATTTGGAACAAATACATTGTCGTATGGCCTTTTTGCTACAATATTTAATGTAATAGTTGTATCGTTATGCTGAACAGATTCTAATCTACCTTGATAAATCTGGGGAATGTTATTAAAGTTAGCTACACTTGAAGAAGTATCAAGATTAGAAAATATTTTTACATTTCCATTTAAATAAAAGTTAGGGCCAAATAATAAATCTTGCCTTAAATCAGAATTGTCTTGCAATTCAATAGTGAGGTTACTAATTGAAGATGAAGAACTAAATATATTTATTGATTCTCTGATGCTAGGAGAGTTTAAAATTATTCCAGAATACGAAACAGAATTTACTGTTTGATCGTAAAATGAAAATGCTTTAAAACCACTAGCATCTGTTTCAAATAATTGAACAAGCCAATTCTCTTTCATTCCAGAAGTTGGCGACCATGTACCTTGACTTAAAGCCATATTATGCTAATCCTAAATTTTGTACTCTTTCAAGCTCTGGTAGGACTGTATCGCGAATAAATTCTTTATTTGTTACAGGTCCATTAAAGTTTAATGTAACTCCAGAACCACCATTAGATGCTGGCCTATCCGCAGGTGTAACTTGCACCCTTTCAGGTCCAGCTTCGCCAGTAAGAATTAATGTTGGCTTCGTAACCATTTCATCCATACCAAAACGTGCTGCTTGCAGTTCAGCAATTTGATTAGATATAGTTGATATCTGAGCAGCACCTGCTGCTGCGACTGAAGCACCTGTTGCAAACCCTAAAATACCACCCTGTGCTAATGCTTTTGTGATACCTTGAGCAATATTTGCAACTGCTGCAATCCTTGCTATTTCTAATGCTTGTATTTGTCTTGACTTATCTGCTCCAGCTAACGTACCCAATAGAGAAGAAGTAGATGAGGCGATACCACCTAAAGTGCCAAACATATCCCCACCCACTTTAAGTGCCTGAGCAAATTGTTCTTTTTCTGTTTTAGCTTTTGAAAAGTTTTCTGCAGCTTTGCTAGTTTTCACTGTTAAGTTTTCTACAGCATCAGCTGTTGCATCAATTGTCATTACATCATCTTCACTAAATACTTCAATTTCACCTAGCCCAGCAAAAGTTTCTGCCATCATCTTAGAGGTTTCATCTAAGGCAGTCGACACTTCATTATTTTTTGTAATAGTAAAGCCTTGCTCAATTAATGCTGCATTTAAATCGCTATATTCAATCTTAAGATTATTTACTAATTCCTGTTGTGCTTGAATCCTTTGATTTAGTCGATCGTTTTCTTGTACAAATTTTCCAGAACCTTGATTTAATTGAGCTAATGGGTCAGTAGCATCTTTTCTTAAGTTAAATAATTCTCTTTCAGCTGCGACTAACTCTTTAAGCTGTTCTTTTAATTCTTCTTGAGCAACCTGCAATTTAATTTGTTTCTCAAATTCTATATTTGCATCTTTTTGAGCTTGTGCTAATTCTTGAGCAGTAGATTTTTGTAAGTCTATATTCTTTAAAAGCTCTGGATATTTTTCATTTAAAATATCAAACGCTTGTATCCTACTAGATTCTTCAATATTTACATCTTCTAAAACTTCAAATAGAGAATTAAACTCTGAAGCCTGGCTTCGTATGTTTTCAGAAACAGGTATGGTTATCAAGTCTGTTAAGCCTTCAACGAATGGCAAAATTGATGGTAGCAATTTTTCACCGATAGCAGTATTCATATCTGTAAATGCTGCAGTGAGTGCTGCAAATTTATCAACACTAGATTCAGATACACCACCCATCGCTTGAAGGTTTGCTTGTCCAAGCCTCAATGCTTCATTTACAAAAGCCTGTTTCTTTTCTTGATCCGTTAATTTACTTGCAACTTTTCCAATAGATTCAGCATGGCGTTCATTTGCTTTTTGTGTATCAATCATAATACCCAGGTTGTCTAGCATTAATTTAGACTGACGACCTAAAGCAACAACAACTGATTGAAGCATAAAGTCCATTGATTGCCCAGTAGCTTGAGCTGCACCTCTAGCAATCTCAAGCATCTCATCAAATCTTTCTAGTGGCAAACCTAGCAAAGATGCTTCATTAAATTTTTGCATCAACTCCATTTCTGATATAGTTCCAGCAGTTGCTTTTTTCATCATCTGCAACATTTTATCAGGTTCTTTTGCGAGGTTGTTAAAAGACTTTCTAACAGTTTCAGTTTGAGCTGCAAGTTTAGCAAGTTCAACACTTTTTAATGCCGTTTGAAAAGATACAAAGCCACCTGCGGCAACTTTTGCTACTTGCGCAAGTTTATCTAACGAGCCACCTAGCTCATCGCTTTCTTGCTTGCTTTTTCCAGCACCTTTTGTTCTAAATAAAATATCAAATATTTGTCTTGACATTCTTTTGACTTTCTGATTTGTTTATTTGATTAAATTCGTTTTCAACTATACTCCAACAATCTAAACGAAATGCTGAGATATTATCAAGATTGCCTGGAGAAACGTTCCAGTTTTTTATCCAATGATATTCGTTCATTATGTCAAGCATCCAGTCTTTTGTAAAAAAATCTGGTGAGGCGAACAAAGGGACAAGATCATATAAGAGTTGGCCAATAGTTCTTGTTTTTGAAGTCTTAGCAAGTTCAGAAATAGCTTCGACTTCTTCCCAAATATCCGCCTCATTTTTAAAATTTTTCCATTTTGTTGTTAAAGGGGATTGAGCTTTATACGGAAACTTTTCAAATCTTTCGATTGGTTCAAGTTTGTAATATGAAGCCCAAACAAAAAAACTCAATCCCCATCTTCGTTTTTTGATAATCCCATATAAACTGTGAAAATCTCTTGAAGAAGCGTATCAACATCAACCATGCTTAAATTTGATACATCTTTTTCTTCGATACCAGATATTTCATAAACTTTTTCAAGTATATCATAATAATTATCTGGGTCCACTTTACCATCCCAAAATGCTTTTGCATTTATACGATGTAGTTCTCTACGCTCTTTGTATGTTATTTCTTTTATATTGTATTCTTTTCCTAGAGCTTTTATTATCATTTTCTCTTCTCCTATTTAATTAATCTATATCAATACGAAATAGATTTTCTGCTGCTATCGCAGTTCCTTCAAAAGGCAATTCAAGCATCATACCTTCTTCTGCACCTTCCATATTCAAAGTGTGCCCTGTAAATATTGCTTGAAGAACTTCAAAAGCAAAATTACCATCACCCACAGTTGCATTGTCAGATAAAACTATTGGCGATTCTCCAGCTCCACTTCCCGCAGCAGGGTTTGTCAAAAACTCAGCTAGAAATCCATCACTTGTAGTATCATATAAAACAGTTATTGAACCAGCACAAGTTATTTCACCAGACCTTGAATACATTTCAGGTTCTGCGTCTGAACCTTGGTAACCTATTCTTGCCATCGGGTTTGCTATGTCAATACTAAAAGCCTTTACAACTACATCAGAACCATTAACTGTCTTAGTTGTGCAATCATGTAGAGTTTTAACAAATGGTGTTTGGGCGTGTGAATTAGTTACGCTAGACGAAGCAGTTGAAACATTATACCCAGAAACAAATGTTCCTGAAGCTATAAGTCTCCCACCATTTGCAGTCGCATCCAATGAAAAACTTAAATTTGTCAAAGCTGCTGAGTGCATTGTTCTAAATTGCGTAGCTGCTGAATTGCTATCTAAGTTTTTCAAAATAATAGTAGCAAGGCTTCCAGTTGAAGCTGCATGTTTGTAGATTGCTGGTTCGTGATTACCAGTTATTAAATAAGGTGATGAGGTATCTTCTGAAATCATTTCCAAAAGCATAGCCACACCCTCTTTATGTGAGCAAACCCATTCAAAGTTAAAAGACTTGGTTGAGCCTTTTTCACTTACAAAATGGTCTGTTCCTTTTTTAACTTGTTGCCCTGTTCGTAAGGTTCTATCAGTTACTAAGCCACCTGCGAAGTCAATATCGGTAACAGAAGCCATATCTAATTCAACAAATTCTGAATTAGTTGATGCAGCAGTTCCCATATTTACGGCAGACGATGCTCCAGTCTGACGACCCAACAAGACTTGGTATTTTTTACCAGAATAAACCTGACCTGAAATTGCCATTATTTATCCCCTTTCTTGTTTTCTTTTTTTTCTTCAATCAGATAGCCTTTATCCACTAATTCTTTCAATGGCTCAAAATCTACTGATTCATTGTTTTTTAATTTTTCCCAATTTTCTTTTCCAATACGATGATAGTCTTGCGACTTTGTAATACGTTTGAAAAGTTTTCCTTGTTTGTATTTCATTACGTTAGCTCCATTACATTACATAAAAAATTTGCTTCAAATATTTGTAAATCTCTTTTATCTTCAGAGTCAGATCTTGCAGGGTTGTAATCAATATCCTCAATTCTACCATTATGCCACCTGTATGTTACGATAGAAGAAAACGCATCAGATAGTGTGCCGAAAGTTGATTCTACTTCTCCAAAAGAGTTTATGCTATCCTCATATTTATTATTATTATTAATTAACCTTGTAAGCCTTTCTCCTCTATCTGTCATATAATCAAATATGCTTGTTCTGTAATTAATTAATCTAGGCTTTCTAAGGTAGTATCTTATTGATACTTGATATTCTCTAAGTGATCCTCCAGAATAATTTTGCAATAATGTAGCATCCCCAGGGATAATGCTAAAAAATTGAGGTGAACGATGCAAAAACCTTTCTGGTTCTTCAAATAAAACTGGAGTACCTTGGTATTCTGTTTGAATTATATCAGTAAGAGCATCAACAACTCTGCGATGATTTGGCTTAAAAATTATTGCCATTAATATCTCCGGACATTTGAAGTTCTTATTGCGTTTTGTGTTTCTGGGATACCAGCTACCATATCAACAAACCAATAATCCCCAGCTGTATAAACCCCTTGTGAGCCTTTAAACCTTGTGCCGTTTGCTAAAGTATCATATCCGCCAGTAAGAGTTTCCCCAGTTACTACTTCTTGAGTTTGCATTCCATCATTGTTACTTGCTAGGACTTTATACTTAATGCTTGATGCTGTTCCGTAAGTTAAAGTTCCTCCAGTAGTAATTTGTATTCTCACTATGTCAGTTCTAGTGGGCGACCCTTGAATATCTACAACACTAGCTGTGCTGTTGGAATCTACATTTACAGGGGTGATCAACCCTTGTGATCTATCTGCCGAAAACTCGTGATGGAGTTTTATAAAACCATCTCGTACCAATTGTAACATTCCAGGTGGATCGCCCTCATTATTATATTTTTCTTCAATTTCATCTGCTGTTTCTTTATCAAAAGGCCGAACCATTAATGCGACTGCTATTGCTGCTGTTGATAAAATTAAAACTTCATCATAATTCCTAGCAGTTTCACCTTGATAACCAACACCTACTTTTTTATAAATAGGCTTCGCAACGATACTTCTAACAATTTCACTTGCCCTGTTTTTTGCTTCGTTCACTGAATCTGTAAAATCTTTTCCAGTTTCTATTGTGTGGTTTGTTTGTGGGTTGGCGTTTGAAAATAAATAAACTACATCAGCAGAACTATCATAAAAATATTCACCATCTGAATTTACAGATGATAAATCTGATACAGAAGTTAGCTCATTGCCATCTCTATATAAGATATCAACTCTTCCAGAACTAGGTGATTTATAAACACTTCCAGAATGTATTGACCATAAAGTTAAAACTGTGTTTCTATTGTATTCACCCAAAGAAGGTAGTATTGATTGCATATCTTCTTGGGTGCATATTGCTTCTAAGTATGTACTCATTATGCTTCTGCCTCGAAATCTTCTATTAAAATTTTATCCATTTGTTCAACCATTTCAAGCTCAGGAATTAATTTAGCTCTTTGCACCATTTCTGTTATCAACATAATAGTATTGCTTGTTGGATCTAAAATATCTAAACTTTTAAGGTTATTTGCTATTTCTCTTAATTTGTTAAGGTTTTCAACGTAATTATCTTCCATCAATCATTTCTCCTCTAAATGCTGTTTTGCCTTTTACTATGTCAATAACTTCAACCCTGAAGTTTCCATCTTTAAACCACGTTACATAACCAACAGCATGTTGCCAATTATGTATTCTACCTTTTAACCATTGATTCTTATCTCTTGACATATCTTTTAAATTACCTAAACTCCACGCTTTTACTGTTCCATCTAATCTTCCGATTGCATGAGAAGTAACATCGTGAGTGTGGCCATAAACAAGATTTCCATAAACCTCCGCGTGTTTTTTTGCGTGAGCAAGGTTAGTGTATGCTCCATGTATAAAAGATAATTTTCCAATTCTCAATGGTTTATTCATCGAGTAAAACTTGTATCCTCTTTTATCCCACAAGCAGGCTTGCCTAAATCTATATTGCCTTAAATAGGGGTATTTTTCAGAAAAATTATTTAACCAATAATCATGATTACCTTCGCAAATATATCTTTCTTTGCATTTTATTTTATCCAATACTTTATCAAATTGATCAATCCCTTCATTCACAGCTTCAATCTCTTCATCAATTATAGGAAGTTGATATTCTAATGGTGGTTGCTTCTTATCTCTCCATCTCCAAGCTGACACAGATTCCCATTCACCTACATCACCAAGATTAATAAATATATCTGGCTTTGCTACTTCCAATATTTTCAAAGCACAATTAACAGCACTTTGATCATGAATTGGAAAATGTTGATCTGGGATGACTATGGCAGTTTTAGTTATCATAAAATATCTCTCATGCCCTTTATTGTTTCGATGTATTTTTCTTCTGTTCCAGCTCCTTGCTCAGAATTGTAATACTTTTTCCAATACTTAGCTCTTCCTTCTAATGTATTTGGCATACGCTTTGGAACTCTCCAATACTTTAATCTACAATGTACAATTCCAGCTGCTATATTTCTTTCCAATATATCAGCCCAAAGTATATCGCTGTAATTTTGCCAATGTTTAATATCTACTAAACTTGCTTCAGCACATTTAAACAAATGGTGTTTTCTGTGAGCTAAATAGTGTTGGCAATTATCTACTGCTGTGGCTGGTTCTACTTGCCAGAACGATCTAGCAGGGCCATCTCCAAGTTGTCTAATAAATTTATAATTAGATTCAACTATGCCAGTTTCTAAAACAAGTTGCTCTGCATCATCTCCACAAAATTTTTCACCCATCTCCCAGCAAACTTGCTTAATTAGATTCTTTACTTGATCTACACTAATCATTAGAAACTATCTTCAATAAATGGCTTAACAACTTCATTCCATACTTTATCATCTTCCTTGTTTGAGCTACTCTTTACTGCCCAATCACCGATCTTAATCAATAGACCTTTCATGCCATGCTTCTTTACTAAGCTCTTAACTAATCTTTTCAACATTATTTCTTCCCTACAACTTTCTTAATACTACTCCAAACAATATCCAATATAATATCATCTTTATCGGTTGGGCTCATTTTAACTATTTTCTCACAAACCATGAACGCTAATAAAAACCATTCCCAATTTGCACTAAAAAATTCAGCCATTAAATACTCCTCATAATTACATTAATTAATATTGGAACAATTATAACTGCAACCATTCCAACTGTTTTAATTCTTACTAAATCTGATTCGTGGATCGCCACTTTAGAATTTAATTTTTCTAAATGAATTTCTATTCTGCCGATTCTATGAAATATTTCTTCTTGTCTGGTATCTAATTTTACCAGCAAGGTTTTCATTTCGGCTCTATATTCTTCTAATTTCATTTCCCAGATTTTCTTCTTTGTTTTGATCCACGACCATTTCCGAGTTTTGCTTCGATGTAATTCAGTTGATCTGTAATTTCATCGTTAAGCTCTTGAAACTTTTCTACCATCTGATTCTTAGAATCTATTAATTTGATAATAATATCATGCAAATCATCTATTTTTTTATTCAGCTCTCCAGTCATCCATTTAAATACTGTCCATAAAAGAACAGCAGATAAACCAGCAAAGCCTAAAGTTTCAAAAGATTCAACACCCATTTATTATTCCTTTTCTAATGCCTCTTTAAGTGCATTAACAAAGGCTTGACGACCATATTGAAGTTGCTGCAAGTTAAAGGTAGCCCCATCAATTTTGCGTTGCAAATCCTGGATATGTGCTAACATTACTTTTTGATCATCAGCCATATTCTCGATTTCATATTCTTTATCATCAAGAACAACTACTGGCTTTTTTTCTTGTTTATTTTCTTTTTTTGCCATTTTGTTTCCTTTTGTTTATTTATACTAATTTTTCAATTAGTTTTTGTTACTTCTTAATCTTTCTACTTCTCTTTCAAGAACTTCAATCTTTTCGTTCTGCCTTATGTCTGCTGGTATCTCAGCATTTTGACTAGCCTTAGCATCTTCTTCAATAGCTGTAATATGTTCTTCGTTTATTTTTACTTGGTATTCAAGAAATGATATACGACCATTTAACTCACCATATCCCCAAACCATTGCACCAATTACTGCCACAGCTTGAAAAAGCATAGGCAAACTAATGTTAAGACTTGAGTCTTGTCCTATTGGTTTAGTCATTTTTTACATCCACAGCAACAACAACAATCACTCATTCTTTATTCTCCGTTGGTTTTGGCTTTGGCTTTTTATTAATGACTATTCTTTTTCTATATACAGGCTTAATAAACTGGTCGTGTTCCCAATACCTGTAATCATTTGTATTCCAACCAATAGCTAATGAATTAGGATAATATCTATATCCTTGAAAATCTGACCTATACACTTTAACTACTTGTGTACTATCAGTATATGTAATTATCTGTGAAGGTACAGGTTCTCCTACATCTCCACTAATAATGTATCCAAAGAAAAGACCTACAATAAATTCAATCATTAATGACTACCATTGTTAATTCTTTGAGCATCTATATAAATTTCATTATAGATACCTAGACTATCTGCTTTCCAAATTACTTTTCTCATTAGACTATCTAGCTCAAACATTTCTTTTGATAATTCTTCTCGTGTCTTACCTATGTAATAGTCTTGACAACTAAAGATGCTTACGATAAATGCTAAGACAAAACCCAGTATTACAAACCCATGTAATATTCTTGAGGCTT